TGTCACCTTCCGCAGGCAGCGCGGGGAGGCGGGTGCCGAGCAGGATGGCATTGCGAGTGAAGGCGAGGTTTCGCGTGCTCGCGGCCAGAACGGTGATGGCACGAGTGGCGGCGCTTTGAGCCTTGCGAAGGCCTGGAGCAGCCAGTGTGATGCTATCACCAGAGGCAGGATTGGCACCCGCGAAGGAGACGGAGGCGACAACGTATTTGTTCGTGTCGTTGGCGAAGGTGATGATGTCACCGGCAGCGACGACGCCGGTGCCTGCTGTGGCGAGTGGGATCACGGTCTGGCCGACGGTGAAAGCCGCATTGGTGGAGGTGGCGGATGCCATGGCCCCTGCTGTGGGAGTCTGCACCTGGGCGGATTCACGGAGATCAAAGCCGTAGAGATTGCCTAGCACGCCCTGACGAATGAGGGAGCCGTTGTCGCCAGCTTCATTGACCTTGAAGAGGTTGCTGGTGCCACGCAGGGCGACGCCGGCGGTGGTGTCCATAACGACGTGACGGTCGGACATGGGAGCGCCGTTATCGTCGAGGATTTTCTTCGCCTGGGCGAAATCCGCGAGGACGGGAGCCGTGCCAGCAGTGGCTCCGAAGGCGCGGGAGGCACCGAGATAACCGTAAGTCGCGCAATCGGCCTCGACTTCATTGACGAGGGAGCGGATGGCCTGCGCGATCTGGTCCTGTTTGATGGTGAGGTAGCCAGGTCCGGCGTTCACGCTGCCTTGTTCCTCACCCGTCCAGGAGAATGGCGCGAAGCGACTTTTCTGGATGGTGAAGGAGCGGTTGCCGATGCTTTGATCCGCCGCGGAGGGGATGGACATTGCGGGCGTGATGTTGCCTGCTGCTGCATTCGCCGGAGCGACGATGCTGCGCATGGTGGCATTCAAGGCACAACGATCCGCGCGGGGGTCACGCTGAACAGCGGGGATGAAGCCGGTAAGCTCGCGGCTGACGACATCGAGGGCGGCGTAGAAGTCCGGGATGAGATTGGTGAGGGTGTTGGGCATAATGATTTAAATCTGAGGTGGATGTGATGAGTGGATTGAGGCGGGTGGATCAGTCGATGAGCTTGCCGCCTTTGCGGTGGAACTCGGCGCGGTTGTGCGGGGAGAGCTTCGACCATTCTGCGCGGGTGAGAGTGTTTTCGACGGCCGGGGTGGTTGTGGCGGCGACGGGCTGCGCACCGCCGAGATTGGTGGGGGTGATGCCGTGATTGCTGAGATCGGTGAGGCGCTTTACCTCCGCCTGCAGCGGGGCGACGGCGGCGTTGACGGCGTTGGTGATCTGCGTGGCGAGATCAGCGGGCGGCGCGGCGGCTGCCGGGGCAGCAGGCGCGGCGGCATTGACCGGGGCGGCGGGAGCAGCAGCAGGTTGAGGAGCGGGGGCCGCACTCACTGCGGGGGCAGTCGTCGGAGTGGCGGCATTCTGAGGGGCAGCGGGTGTGGTTTGCATGAGCAGGGATGGGAGTGGGACGCGGGCGGTGTTCGAGATGCGGGACATGTCAAACAACGCGAGGACCTCGGCGGGGGCGTGGCGCAGCACGGCGACATTCGTGGGCTGAATGGTGGCGGCGCGGGCGGCGAGGTTTTGGAGGGGCTCGATGATGGTATCGGCAAAGCCCATTTCGACGGCCTTGGCTCCGTCCATCCACGTTTCGTCTTCGATCATGGTGGTGATCTCAGCGGCGGTTTTGCCGGTGCGGGTGGCGTAGAGGTTAACGATGGAGGCGTTGACGCTGTCCAGGAGATCGGCGTAGTCGCGCATCTCCTGCGCATTGCCGCAGCAGCAGCCCTCGGAGCCGTGGATCATCATCCAGGCGTTGCTGGGGATCTGGATCTCCTGGCAGGCGAGGGCAGGATAGGTGGCGGCGCTGGCGCAGATGCCATCGATGACGCAGGTCTTCTTGGCGGGATGGCGGACGAGGAGGTTGTGAATGGCCATGCCGGTGAAGACGTCGCCGCCCTCGCTGAAAATGGAGAGCTGGATTTTCTTCACGGGGCCCAGCGCTTCGAGTTCGGCTTCGAATTCCTGCAGGGTGCCGGCGCCGCCGGTGTTGACGAGTTCGCCGGTCCAGTAGTCGCGCTCGGTCTTTGGCATGCCGATGTAACCGCGGAGTTTGATTTCGGCGACGCCGGTTTCGGCGAGGTTGGTGATCTCAAACCAGCGCGGGGCGGCTGAAGTGGCCGGGGCGGGCGTGAGGGCACGATTGGTGACGAGGGTGGCTTTGGAGCGTTGATCGCGGCGCATGATGCGCGGCGGGTGTCAAAGCGGACGGGTTCAGCCTCCGGAATTCCGGAGGCTGGAGCGGGGTCGACACGTGTCGACCCTCATGCCGTTCAGTTTTGCTGCGCCTGCTGCATGGCATCGGCGAGGTCGAGGGCGCTGACGCCGGCGGGGGTGCTGCCGGGCATGCTTTGGCGGACGAGCTCGTAGGGGACGCCGTGCTCTTCGCAGAGGTCGAGCCAGGCTTTGACCTCCAGCACGCGGGCGCGGCGGACATCGGAGGCTTCGAGGCCGAGATCGGCGTAGAACTCCTCTTCAGTGCCGAGGCCTTTGTCGAGTCGATCGAGCCAGGTTTTGTAGAAGTAGCGTTCGTCGATGGTGATTTTGCGCGGGCCGTGCCAGCGGCAGAGGAAGGGGGATGCGCCGTTTTTAGGCGGGCGGCCGTTGTTGATGCGGCCGGTGAGGAGTCCCCAGCGGATAACGAAGTCCCGCGTGGGTTTGCAGAAACGGGAGATCATGCGGCGCATGATGAATTTGAAGAACCAATCGGCCTGGGAGAGCGTGAAACGCGTCTCGGGGCCGGTGCGGCCGGCGATGGCCCAGACGAAGGAGGGCGGGATGCCGAAGCCCCAGGCGATGTCGTTGACGAGCCAGTCCATGAAGCCGGTGAAGGTGAGGGAGGGGCGCTCGCTTTTGACCATTTCGAGCTTTTCGCCCTCGCGCAGCACGGGGATCAACGCGCCGCCCATGAAGTTGGCGTATTTGCGCATGATCTCGGTTTCCTCGGTGCCGGTGCCGCGCTTTTCGCTGGTTTTGGTGGCGCGGTTTTTGATGACTTCGCGCTCAAAGCCTTCGGGGATTTCGCCGTCGGGGGTGGTGATGACGGCTCCGAAGAAGGCGTTGAGGTAGGCGGCGGATTCTTCGAGGGTTTTGAGATCCATCATGGTGATGGCGCTGCTTTGGCCGTGATGCGTCCAGGGGAGGCCGCGGCCGATGCCGATGCGCTTCGGATCGAGGACGAGCATGAAATCGCGGGCGTCGAACTCGGCGAAACTGCCATTCATGGCGGCACCGTAGATCGGGCTGCGGGGATAACCGGGCGCGGCGTCGAGCTGGATGCGGTATTTGATGGCTTTGCCGAATTCATCGCGCAGAACGCCTTCGCTCCAGTTCTGTTTTGCCCCTGGATTCATCGTGCTCCAGGGTGTGAAGCCGTCGCTGATTTGATCGGTGGCGAAGAGCTGGAGCTTGGGGGTATCGACGACGCGGCCGTTGAGATCGCGGCGGAGGATTTTGGCGGCACCGCAGTCGCCATCCATCATCATTTGCGGGGCGACGACTTCCTGCATCTCATACCAATTCCGGCCGCCGGCGATGTCCATGCAGGTCTCTTCGCCGCTGGCTTCAAAGAGGGCATCGAGCACGCGGTTGCAGGAGTCGTCGTATTCTTGATCGCCGGTGGCGGCGTAGCTGACGAGGCCTTCATTGATGGCGTAACGGCCGCTGCCTTCGACCATGGCGCGGCCGAGGCCGGTGCGGTTGCAGATGAAGCGGGAGCGTGTGATGGAGGTGCGGCGCTCGATGGGCTTCATGTCCTGCAGCGCGCGGGTGGACATGCCGGTGGGATCGGTGCCGCGTCCGGTGACGCCAGTGCCCCAGGGTGTGGCGGGGGCGGAGCTGGAATCGCCGCTGACGGCGTTTTGCGGGCCTTTGGCGAAGAGGGCGCCGATGGCGTTGGAAAGGCGGGTGCGGAAGGTGGTCATGAGAGCCGAATCATGGGAGGCGGAGCAGGAGACGGAGGCGGAGGAGGATGAATCAGCCGATGCCGGGGGTGAATTGGACTTGGAGGAGGCTGCCGCCGCCGATGTCGGAGCCGCCGAGGTAGCGGATGGCGGCGAGGATGGCGTCGTGCTGGTCGAGATCGGAAATGCCGCGCTTGGAGCTGGAGGAACCGGCCTCGCCGCTGGCGCTTTGGGTTTCCCAGTCTCCGGCGGCGATGGCGGGGCTGTATTCGCGGCGTTTGGCCTTGAGCCAGGTGATCTGCGCGGTCGCATCGGTGCCGACGGCGTCTTCCGCGTCGAGCAGCCATAGGTTTTTGAGTCGGTTGTCCGCCATGCGAAGGCGGCGGGGTGTCAAAGCCCGCGCGAGGACAGAGAGGGACCGGATTGACGGGATTGACCGGAGTGACGGGTGGCGAACGGAGGCTGAGGCTTAGTCGGCGAGGTCTTGATCCGCCTCAGAATCATCGTCTTCGGCGGCCTCATTGTCCTCATTGAGCGGTTGTTGGCGGGGTTTGACTTTATACCACGCCACCAGGCATTCGATGAAGGCGTCGGCGAAGTCTTCGGGGCCGCCGTCGCGGAACCAGTCGCCGACTTTGAGGAGCTTCTGGCGGCGGCCGGTGGTGGGCTTGCGTTTGGCGGAGGCGCGGGCTTTTTCGTCTTCTTCGGTCCAGCGGCGTTTGGTGGTGAATTCGAGGCAGAGGTCGGTATCCGGGTTTTTGAAGAAGCGGAGCTGGCCGGCGGGCGGGGTGAGGTGATTGGCGAGGGCGGTGGCGATCTCGGCGGCGCGGGCGATGCGCTCGTCGTAGAGTTCTTCATGGAAGGCGTCGGAATTGAAGAGGTAGCGGGGGAGAGCTTGGCGGTCGTAGATGTTTTTGGCCTGTTTGGTGACGAGATCGGGCATGCTGGCGGTCTGGGAGCCGCCGCGGCCTTTGGCGGGCCAGAATAGACGACGGGCGCGAGGGGAGGCGCAGAAGGCGAGGACGCGTTTCGTGAATGCGCCGTCGCCTTCGTCGATGAGGGCGATCTCGACGACGGGCGGGATGCGATCTTCCTCGGGCGTGTCACCCCAGTCATCGACGATGATGGGCTTGAGGGCTTCGTCAACGAGGGCGTCGAAGCCTTTGAAGACGATGCCGTAGTCGATGATTTCGCTCGAATCGTCGTCGTAGAAGGCGGCTTTGACCCATTTGCGGCCGTAGTGCTGCGTATCGACGCCCATGATGACGATGCGAGGGACGCGGGAGCAGTGGCGGCGGGCGTGGGTGCCTTGAAGCGCGAGGATGTGGGCGAGGGTGCGGGCGTTGTCGCTGGTTTGGCGCTGGACAGGCAAGCCTTCGCGGGAGCGGCGGAATTTGCGCTGTTTGGAGAGATTGGTGGCGGTGACGATCTCGACGGCGAGGTGCCCGAAGGTGGAATCGGGCTGATGGGGGAGGGCGTAGAAGTCGGAGCACTGGAAACTGAGCTTTCGCGGGACGGGCTGGGGATGGCCGGAGTCGGCATCGGTCTCGGTGGGATCGCGGTCGGTGCGGAAGGTGGTGCAGTCGTCTTGGAGTGCGCCGTCGGGGGTATTCGTGGGAAAGTAGAGACGATGGCGGAGCATCCATGACTTGTGTTTTTCCTCGATCTTGCCTTTGCACCAGAGGCACTCGTAGTGCGTGTCGATGAGCATGCGCTGGAGGTCCCACTGGCGGGAGTTTTCGCGGCGGCAATGCTGATAGCGGAGGCCGCTGCGCACGAGGATCTGATAGCCAGGCGGGAGCGGCTGCGGGAGGTGATCGAAGAGGCGGGCGGAGTCGTCGGTGGCCTGCGGTGGGAGGGTGCCGGAGCAATGCGGGCAGGGGACGAAGACTTTGTGGCGGGAGCCGTGCAAGTATTCGGGCCAGATGATGTCGTCTTCGTTGCGGGGCTTGGAGATGACGAAGAGCTTGGAGCCGTCTTGACGCTTGAGGCGGTCGCGGGCGAGATCGACGGCGGTGGATTCGCCGCCTTTCATTTCCTCGGGCGTTTCATCGACCTCGTCGAGTTCGCACCAGTCGAGGGATTTGTTGGCGAGGCCACCGACGCTGTTGCCACCGAGGAGGTAGATGGTGAGGCCGATGAGGTAGAGCGTCATGTTTTGCAGCTTGTCCTTGTCTGCCGGGATGCGCTGGCGGATGGCCTCGCAAGCGTGGATCATCGGTTTGAGGCGGTTGTTGCCGATGCGCTGGATTTCCTCGCGGTTGTTGATGACCATGGCCACGTCTCGCGGCGCGAATTTGATCTTGTGCATCAAGGCACCGAGGAAGGCGAGCGTCATGCCGATCTGCGAAGGCTTGACGCAGATGAACTCGCGCCAGTGCTCGCTTTGGATGAAGTCGAAGAGGATGGTGCAGATGGGCGAGAGATTGGGGTCGTAGTAGCCGGGGAACTGTTTGGACTCAGTGGCCTCCAGCATGACGTTTTGCCGGACCCAGTCGAGAATGGGCGGCGGGATCTCGATGCGGGCATGCGTGGAGAAAATGCGATCGAGAAACGAGGCGGCCTCGGCGCGGTCGCGGTCGAAGTAGGAGCGCGAGGCGGTGCGGAGGTAGGCGGCGGGGACGGTGAGACGCGGGGCGGCAGCTCCCGATGGCGCATCGGTGTCGGTCGCGGTGGTGATCATGCAGCGTCGAGAGTCAGAGGCGGCGGCGCTTTGGACTGGAGCCAGGCGGCGCATTCCTGCCAAAGCTCCGCCGGGGCGCGGCGGATGAAGTCGGGAACGAATTTCCCCTGCATGAGCTGGGTGCAGTGCTCGACCCAGAGGGCGCGGCGCTTTGCCCGGCGCTCGGCGGGATCGACGATGGCGTCGAGCTGGGGCTCGATGCGCTCCAGGAAGTGCATGCCACCGACAACGATGCCGGTGATGCGAGGCGCGAGATCCTGCTCGACGCCGGAGCGGGAGATGAGGAGCTTGCGGCGTTCGAGGACTTCGAGGGTGCGCTTTTCGGCAATAGTGAGCTCGGAATAGGCGTCGTTGTAGCGAGCGTCGTGCAAATCGCCCTGCGCGCGGTCTCCGGCGGCGTAAAAGGCGTCGCGAGCCTGACGAAGTGCCACGACGCGGGCGCGTTTTTGGTGCAGCTCGTGTTCGAGGCCCTGGAATTCTTCGTCCACCAAGGGCGGAGGAAGCGCAGAATCAGGCGGCGAAGCTGCAAAACTGGACACCGGGGCCGTCGGTGAGGTTGCCACACCGGGGCCGCTGGGGGCATTTTTTGCCAGAAACTCGGCGATGGCCTCTCGAACATCTGCTGGAAACTGGTGCTTAAACAGCCCAGCTTCCCGCATTCGCTGATACCAGGCCTCAAGCTGCGCAGGCGCATCAAACGGCGGCCAGTCTCCGCGCGACGCTCCATAGTCCTTCCACCGGAAAAAGGTCCGGCGGCCGATGCCGAGATGCTCATAGTCGTGCGCAGCCCGCAAATAGCGCGGCCCCGAAGCGCTTTGAGGCACTGCGGGGGCTTTTAGCTCAAACTTGTCATCGGCAGCCACATTCCCGCCCCAGTGTCAAAACCAACAGTGTCACAAACAAAAACAGTGCCGTTTATAACGATTGCCTGAGGGAGCGCTGCTCAGGGGTGCGAGGCAGTAGTGCCGGAAGCCTCCTTAACGGGGGGGGATGGCGTGCCGAAAACAGAGGATCGTCAGGAGTAGTGTCTTATGCGAGGTTTTTGCGACACAGAACCGAAACACTGGAACAAAGACCTGTCCTCAAAAACCTATCTTAGCTCTGTTACCTCTCCAAATCCCTTATTTTTCAAGCCTCGCAGCGGCACAGAGGTTTCTCCATTGCTCACTTTGCCCCGCCAGACCTATGGACGAAAAAGCGCCCGTTTCTCACGATTGCGATGACACTTCGCCAGAGGTCCGATAGGTTGCTCCTTAAACCTCTCGCAATTCGAGAGGTCGGGAGAGGGCGCGGGAGAGGAATCGAGCGGCGCTTTGCGCCGGAGCTCTCGCCTTCGCCGAGGCGCAGAGCAGAAGCGACCGCACAGCGGCCGTGTTGTCGAGTTGTTAGCGGCTGCGACAGAGCGCCGCCGTGCTCACGTGTAGCCCCTTGGGCCTCACTTCACCTTCTCGACAGAATACCTCGCCGGCGACACGCCAGCCAGGTGCGTGAGCCGGTAGAGCTGGCCGGAGCCGCTCTTGAAGTCCAGCTCGTGCAGCCGCGTCTTCAGCTCGTTCCCGAACGAGCTCCGCGTCTTCGGCGACAGCCACTCCGACGCCGATCTCTCCCGCTTCGCCTGGTCATCCGCCGACATCGCCGGCGGCCGGTCAAAGTCCTCCAGATCATCCAGCGGCTCATTCGACGTCGGCGCGCTGTATTTCCAGCCTCCCGCCTTGCCCTCCGTCTGCATCACCGACTCGATGTCCTTCTCCGGCCACAGCTTGTGCGTCGCCACCGCATGACGACGAGCCACGCCCGCAAACTGCGCCACCGTGATCTCAAACGCCTCACGCATCGCCCCATCGTCCTTCGCGCCAAACTCATCGAGCGCAAAAGCCACCAGCTTCCGGATCTCCGTGCTCTCCTTGTCACCGATATTCTCATTTTGCGGCTCCAGGAGACAATTCCACTCCTGCTCTGCCCCTTTGCGGCCCGCATGCAGCACGATCGCTGGCACGACTAGACTCCACTGGTTAAACGAGCCCAGCTCACGGAAAGGCCACTTCGGCCGGCCATCCACATCCCACTGCCGGATCAGCGCCCACACCGCCGCCAGCCCCTTCTTGCGGTTCTCGATGTTCGCAAAAAACTTCGCATCCAGCTTCTCCACACTGTCAGGCAGCTCGCGATCCCTGCCCGTCGTGCGATTCAGCAGATCCGCCAGCAGCGTGCGGCGTTGGAGGTCAGCGCTCAGCGTCACATTGTTCCCCGTGCCCAGCGTCATCGCTCGCAGCACCACCTGGCCTTCATCATTGCCACCCAGCTTCCGGAACTCCTTCTCCGCATTCGTCAGCCACTCATCCAGCAGCACCGTCTTCACCTGCTGGCCATCCCAGTCCACGTTGTCGAAAAACACATACGGATTCCCCCGCAGCGCCGCCGTGTTCAGCAGCTCCTGCAGCTTATCCTCCGCATCCGGCAGCAGCGGCCGCGTCCGCATCGAGCCATGTACCAGCCACGTCACATAGCTCGCCAGCGTCGTCTTGCCGCTCTCCTGGATGTTCGCGTTGTAGAAAAACATCGGCGCCTTGCCCGCATAGATCCCGCGGCCAAACATCGTCACCATCGCCGCCAGATGAATCGAGAAATCCCGCTGCACATCACGCCATCCAAACCAGCGAAACAGGTTCCAGAGGTAGCTCACCGCATCATCGAAAGACATATCCTCCGCGTAGGTCACGCCAGATCGACACGTGTAGATCCCGCTCGCCGCATCAAAGCCAGGCTGCAGCAGCCTCAGCCGCTGCAAACCGCGATCATCCAGTCCACCATCCATCACTGGCATCTTGATCGGATTCACCCCGCGCAGCTCCGGCAGCGACAGCCGCAGCACATCGCTCTCCAGCAGCGTCTCCGCCTGGTCCTTCGTCAGACCGCCCTTCACCGCCTTCAGCACATCACGGCCCTGCGCATCCTTCTCCTCCGTCTTCTGCCACCGCTCCACCGGATACACCCCGCGGAAAGTCGGCAGCCACGTCCGGAAGCGCTTCGGCTTCATCACCTCACGTGCCCCCTCCTGCTCATCCACCGTCACGATGTCCCGCTGCCACCGATACAGCCCCCACCGGCCGTCCTTCGACGCCAGCAAGTTTGCCACCTCCCTCGCCAGGTCATCCGGCGGCAGTTTCAAATTCAGCACCGGCGCGATCTGCGCCGCCTCATCCGGCCTCGTTACACCGGCCGTGTCAAACATCGTCCCCAGCTTCGCTGCCATCTCCCGCAGAGCAGGATCAGTCGGCGGCACGCTTGCTGGCGGCGGCATCGTAGCAGAAGGCTCGCTCATGCCTCGCCCCCTTCCACGCGCACCGGCACCCCCGATTCGATCAGCGGCACACCGCTCGGGTCCGGGCTCGGATTCAGATACAGCAGCTTTTGCAGCCGCTCCCCGCGCAGACAGCCCGGCAGCCGCGTCAGCTGCACCGCCTTCATCGCCGCCGCATCCGCCCCCAGCTTGGAAAACAGCGGCCCCAGCAGCCGCTTCCGCGCATCAAAGCGCTCCTTCGTCTCACACGGCAGACTCACCAGCGCATGCGTGCTCTTCCCCCCGCTCGTGTAGATCGCCTTGATCGGCAGCGGCAGCATCGCCAGAAAGCCCAGCCAGCAGCGCTCAAACTCCGCCAGCAGCGCCTTATCCTTCTTCACCCACTCCTCCGGGTCCGCCTCCAGCACCAGGTGCCGCCAGCTCACCACCGATTCCTCCGAGCGACGGCTCATCTTCGGCTCGTTCGTCACACGATCCATCTCACGCGGATTCGGCAGCCACTTCCCATTCACAGGCTGCGACAGGAACCACACCCCATCCGGCCCGCCCTTCGGCAGCCGCACCGGCTCCGTCTTCCCCCCGTAGAGCTTCACCTCACGCTGCGCCGCGACCCCCGGCCTTGCCGCGAGCAAATAAGCCCGCCCCCGCCACCACATGAACTGCCCCTGGCTCCCGAACTTAGTAAAAATCAGCACCATATCCTCCCGATCAAACACCGCGTTCAAAAAGCCCGCCGTATCCGTCGTCCGCACATCCACTGGCGAACGCGCCGCCAGCCACTCCTCATCGATCGTCACGCCCGCCGGCTGCATCGCCCGCAGCGCCTCCAGATCAAACGGCAGCTTCCACCGCACCTCATGCTTCGGCGCTTGAGCCTCCAAATTGAAGTCTCCCTGTCTCCTTGTCTCAGGGTCTCCCTGTCTCCACCCGCCCGGCTTCCACATCCCCCGCGCCCGGCACAGCTTCCGATACAGCCAGCCCTTCGGATACCGGCTCGATGAGCTCCGCGCCCCCGCCAGCTTATGATTCAGCTCCGACTCCGTCCACGGAGGATTGCACTTCGCACCGTTGTAAGACGACAGCACCGAAAACAAATCCGCATCCCCCAGGTCAAAGCCATGCACCAGCGTGCAGCACACCTTGAAGGTCGTATCATGCCCCCCGCTCCCGCTGATCGACGCCTCCGCCTCCTCACGCACCCACAGCTCCGCCATCTCGATCTGAGACGGCATCGGCATCGCATTGGAATTCTCAGGCATAGCAGTCAGTTCTTCGTTCTTCGTTCTTCGTTCGTTGTTCACGCTTCAGCGTGCCTCCCCGTCATTCAGGTCACTCCGGTCACTTCTGCAGCCCCGCCTTCCGCAGCAGCTTCATCCGCAGCCCGTTCCAGTTCTTGTAAGCGATCGCGTCCTTCTTCCGATCCGGCTTCGAGCCGATCAGCGTGACCATGTTCACCTTCTCATCCTTCAGCAGTTGCGCGCCCTGCTCGATATCCGCCGGCGTCCAGCCCGTAGCCTTTCCCAGCTTCGCTTCAGCAATGCCCGCCTCAACGGGGGCATAAGGTTGCCATTCGCCACCGCAGGCCACGCATTCCATCTGGCCCTCAGCGAGCCGCGCCGCCTCATCACCTTTGCCAAAAGGCACCGAAAGCTGACACTTGCAGCCATCGCAGCAGTAATCCTCCACTTTGCGGACAAACGGCTTCGGCTCTTCGCCCTCAGCCCTCCGCTCTCCGCCCCCCACCTTCTCCTTGTGGCGTTTATCAGCCGCCTTCGTCTTGCTCGCCTCCTTCGCGCTGTCGACACGTGTCGGATCCACGCTGTTCTTCACCGGCTTCGACTCCGGCTTCTTCTTCGCCGCCTTCTCAGCCAGCTCCGCCTTCACCTCCGCCGTCGCCAGCGCCTCGATCGTCTTCCGATCAAAGCCAAAATGCGCCTGCAGCGGACGCAGCGCCTCAAAATCAATCCCCCACGTCCGCACATACTTCGCGATCACCGCCAGCATGATCATCGCATCGATCACCGGCTTCCCCGCATCCTGCATCCGCAGCGCCGCCAGGATCGGCTCACGATAAGCCGCCGCCGTCACCCCCATCTCATTCTTCAGCTTCTCACGCGGCGCGATCATGAGCGTCTCCGCCAGCATCTGGCAGCCATCCTTCCCCGCCTCATGCAGCACCGCCTCCAGCACCGCCAGGCCCGCGTCACGATCCATCCCCTTCTCCGCCGCGCGGTCGGACAAATACGTCATCAGCACCAGCTTCGAGCGCGACGCCACCTGCTCCTCAAAAGCCTTCCTCTCCTTTTCCTTCTTCTCCGCATCCGTCAGCAGCTTCTTCGCCCCCGTCGATGCCTTCAGCAGGCGCTTCCCATGCTTCGCATGCTCACGCGCCGCCGCCAGCGCCAGCTTCGTATCCACCAGCTCCACCACGCCCGCCTCCTTCAGGTTCGCCACCTTCACCGCACCCGCCGGCAGCCGATCCTCCACCAGCTCACGCCACGTCGGCAGCTTGTCATTGTCATAATGGCCCGTGTGATCCCACCCCGGTCTCTCATCCAGATTCACCACCGCCGTCGTCCGCAGGCTCCCGCCATCATGCACCAGCTTCGCAGCCTCATCCGGACTCAGCACCGTCACCGTCCCCAGCTTCTTCGCCTCCTCCTTCTTCAGCTTAAACACCGCCGCATGCTTCTTCTTCGCACACCCCGGATTCATGCACGTCAGCGGATCCGTCTGGCCGCGACCATTCCCCAGCTCCTGCGCCAGGTCTTTGTCCTGCTCCGCCGCAAAGCGCGCAAAATGCGGGCACGACACACACGCACCCGCATCCGGCACCAAAGCCCCATCCTCCAGCCTCCACGGCACCCCCTTCAAACTCGCGCAATAATCACGCTTGATCAAAATGCCCAGGTCACGCACCCCCAGCGGCACCTTCGCATCCGCATCGTAATCATACTCGCCCTCGATCACCAGCAGCGCCAGCTCCTCACGCGCCTTCGCACTCGGCACACGCGCCACCAGCAGCAAATGCCGCTCACCCACCAGCCCCTCCTCCAGCGCCTTCTGCAGGCTCACCGGAGCCTTCAGCATCTTCAGCTTGTTCAGCACCGTATCCACCGACTTCCCGATCTTCTGCGCGATCTTCGCCGGCGTGTAGTCCTTGTCCTTCAGACCCAGCAGCCTCTGATAGCCCCGCGCCTCCTCCAGAGCCGTCAGGTCGCGCCGTTGCAGGTTCTCGATCAGCTGCAGCTCCAGCACCGTCGCATCATCCAGATCCTCCACGATCACCGGCACATCCACGCGCGCCGCATGCAGCGACTCCAGCCTTTCCAGCAGCTCCGGATTCTCCGCCGCCAATCCCATGCGCTCCGGCAGATTCGTCACCAGCAGCGTGCTCGCGCGGAAACGGCGCTCACCCGCCACGATCTCAAACTTCCCCGGCTCCACCTTCGAAGGCCGCGCCAGCAGCGGCATCTTCACCCCGTGCTGCTCGATGCTCTCCGCCAGCTCCGCCAGCGCCTCCGCATCAAAGTGCTGTCTCGGGTTCGTCGGAGACGCATGCAGCATCCCCAGGTTCAGGCGTTGGATCTCCGTCGTCGGTTGTTCACGCTTCAGCGTGCCAGTGTGGTTTTCGAGGTCTGCAATCATGGTCGTGCATCAGTTTGGTTTGTGGTTCAGGAAAAAATCGTCACTGCGGTCATTCAGGTCATTCAGGTCAGTCCCGTCACTCCGGCCCCTCCCAATCCGGATCGATCCGGCTCAGATCGATCTCCTCCGGCCGGCACTTAAACTCCCGCGCATACTGCCTACGCAGCGCATCCTCCCGCATCTCGCGCGCCCGGCGCTTCGCCTGGCTGCTCAGCGTCTCCTCCTCATCCCGCTTCGCCGGCAGCGGCGGCAGCTCATCGCCGGAACGACGCCCGCCCTTGCGGCTCGTGTTCCCCTTGCTCCGCTTTGCATACGCCAGCCGCGCCGAGTGACTCTTCCCGCCCGAATGAATAAACTCCGAGCGACTAAACCGCGTCACCAGGTCCTCGATGATCCGCTCCACCTTGTGCTGCCAGTTCTGCTTCGAATGCCCGAACAGCATCGAAATCTCCGTATCGCGCGCCCCCCACACGTGATGCCGGCTCCGCACGCTCACGTAAAGAAACAGTCGCTCCAGCACCGCGATCGGATCCGGACCCTCCGCAAACAAGAAATCAAAAAATACCCGCTGCGTCCGCAGCCCCGCCTCCAGGCACTGGCCCCGCAGCCGCAGCACCTCCTCCAGCAGCTCATCCGCAGACGCCTCCGCCAGATCCGCCACCTCCAGCGGCGTGAAGTCTTGGTCGACACGTGTCGACCCTTCCTCAGCCTCCAGCACCGCCGTCACCGGCGTCCGCAGATCCGCCGGATCCACGACGAGAAACTCCCCCTCCCGCTTCCACACATGCGAAAGCACCCCACCCACCTGCGCCTCATACTCCTCACGCGCCCGGCTCATGCAGCAGCCCTCCCTTCCATGTCTTCAGCAGGATACTCATCCGGCACCCGCTCAAAGCGCCGCTCCTCACGCTCACGCCACGCCGCCAGCCTGCGCCGCTCCTCCTCGCACTCGCGCAGATCCCGCGCAGCCGTGCGCAGATTTGCCGCCGCCAGTTGAAACTGCAGCGCCAAAATCTCCAGCTCATCCGGCCCCATCACCGGCGTCACATCGCCATCGAGGAGCGCCTTCACCCGCACGATCACCCCGCGCTGCGCATCCTGCGCCCGCTCAAACTTCGGCTCCGGCCGCAGCTCATACACATCCGCACTCATCGCTCCACCTCCTCAGGTTTGGGATACTCTCCGGATGCGATCCGCAGACTCACATCCTGCACGCTCACAAAGGCATAGAAGATCGTGTCCTTGCCCCGGCCTTCCTTGCGCGCGCACGGCTTCAGCCATCCGGCCTGAACCGCATCTTCGAAGACCTGCCGGCGGAGGAACTCCATCGCCTCACTCTGCGTCATGTGCGCAGGCGTCGGGAAAAACTGTCGGCGCTTCGTGCTCATACAGCACCTCCCGCGTTCAGTTTTGAATCAGAGCGTGATGAATCAGTGAGTTCAGAAGCCGCCCGCTGGCGGATGCACTCACCCTCCACCCCGCTTTCCACGTCAGGTTTGAATTTCGCCCACAGCTCCAGCACCGTCGTCCGCAGCAGCCCCAGGCGGCGCTCCGCGCCATCCAGCGCATCGCCGTAGTCCTCGACCCCAAACGCCCGCAGCGCCCCACGCACCAGCTCCCGCGTCAGCCTCAGCTCATCCGCGACCGCCTTCAAAATCCGCGCCGTTTCTTCCGTCGTCAGGCCCTCCGCCGGCAGAGCCAGCGGATCAGACTCGGAGACCGGGAGACTGGGAGACGGGGAGACAATCAGCGCCTCGGAGAGGCACTCCAGCGGCCCCACATCCCAGGATTCTCCAATCTCGTTTTTCGATTTTTCAATCTTCAATGGCTTGGGCTCCGCCTCCGCATTCGGCCAATGCCCCGCATACGGATCTTCCTCCGCATACACCTCACCCAGGCCCCGACGCTCGCGCCCCTGCTTCCGCACCGCCAGCGCCACCAGCGTCATCAGACCCAGCAGCAGCCCGCCGACGATCCAGACTCCCTCCGCCCGCTCACGCTGCGTCAGCGGCTGCGCATGCGGCACCGGCTCCGCAGCCTTCGCCGCACTCCACGCCGCGCCACAGATCGCCGAAAGCACCAGCATCCGCAGCGCCGTCCAAAGCGTCGCACGCCAGTTACGTCGCACCCGGCGCGGCCGGAATTTCTCCAGCTGCAGCAACTCACACGGTCTCAGTTCACGATGCAAAGTCATAGGTTCAAAGTTTCAGGTTCAAAGTTCCAAGTTCCGTCAGTCAGGTCAGTCAGGTCATCGAAGTCACGTCCACCAGCGCCCGCGTCTCCTCATCCCCCAGCAGCCGCGCCACCACCTCGCGGCCACGATGCGTGATCTGGTAGCTCGGAGCCTCGCCCGGCGTCGCCGCCGGCACATAATGCGCCAGCACCCGGCCAATCAGCATCCCCACCGCCGTATCCGGCGCGCGCCAGCCACGATGCGCACTGCGCACCGCCGTCATCGGCCCGCGCTCCAAGCCACGCAGGCACTGAGCCTGCGCCAGCGTCATCGGCGGCAGCTCCAGCCGCATCAGCGCCTGGCGGAAAATCGTCGAAGGACGGGTAGGAACAAAGCGATTCACGCCGCCACGCCCCTTTCCAGACTGGGAGACCGGGAGACTATGAGACGGAGAGAATCCCACCATCGCCAGCCCCCAGCAACGCCGAGCCTCCTTCGCATACCAGCGCGCTGTCTCGATGACAGAAGGCAGCTTCAACTCCCGCGCAGTGCGGCGGGCATCAAGAGCACGCTCACGCGCAATCCCAAAATCCACCAACGCCTGATGAGGCACCTGAAACCAAGCCTGCTTCCACAGCGGCCCCGGCCCTTTGCTCAGGCTCTTCTGCGTCTCTGCTTTCTGCTCTCGGCTCTCTGCTGGGTTCGTGTTCATCGTCTTCCTCCGATGGTTTGTTGGTTCGTTGTTCACGCTTCAGCGTGCGTTTCGGTTCATTGAGTCCCCGCCTCGCCCCGCGCTCCAGCTCTCCCCAGAGCAGGGCTCATCGAGCCCCCAGAGCGCCGAGCGGGCGGGGAAAGGGGTGTCAGGCGGCCTTCGGCCGTTCTTGGTTCGCCGTTCCCAGTTCGCGGTTGCGGCGCATGCCCACCAGCGCGCGGGCCGCATTCAGGATCAGCTTGCCCACAGGCACCTGCTCCTCGCGGCTCATCAGCACCAGCTCCTCCAGCTCGGCAGGTTCAAGGTCGTCGGTAAAATCGGCGGTAAGTTTCATGTTGTCAGTGATTGAAAAAGCTACGCCGCTATTTAATCACTGATAAAACCGAGTCAATAAAAAAGTTTGTCATTGATAAAACAAGGGGCACCTTAAGGCCTTATGACACACGACATCCTTCGAAAACTCCGCGCAGATCGCGGCCTCACTCGCGAAGAACTCGCCAAGGAACTAGGCTGCTCTGCCGGAGCCATCGTTCAGTGGGAAACCGATCCTAACAAACCGGGCTCTCGCTCCATCCCCGATTGGGTTGCTGAAAAAATGTATCGCACGTTGCCCATCGAGCTCACCATCGATGAACTCAGCGAACTCTACGACATCTGCCGCGAACTCGGCATCAGCATGCACCAGCTCGTGGCCGACGCCCTTCGCCCCAAAATTCAGGAACGCATCCGCCAACGCGAAACAGCCCGCAAACCCGTCCAATACACCAGCGGCATGGGCGGCACCGTTCCAGAGCGCCGCATCGCCGAAGAGCACGACAAAGACAACAACGAACCCTGATTCAGGCCATGTGGGAATTCCTCCAAAACGCCGCCGGCATTTTTTTCATCGCCCTGGTCGTCATCGGAGGCATGGTGCTCGCAGGTGCCGCATCCAAGAGCAATCGCCGCTGGTAGCCCGTCAATCCGGTCAATCAGGTTATCCTTGTCAGCAAAAAGCCCGCTCATCGAGCGGGCTTTTTCATGCCCACGCTAAAGCGTGAACAACATGCTTTTTCGAGCGGGCTTTTTCATTCACGCTCTGAGCGGCGCTCCTCGCGTTCGTGGTGCTTCTGCACATGCCACAGCAGCTTCTCCATCTGCTTCCCCATCTTCTTCAGCTGCGTATGCATCGAGATCACATACAGCGGCATCAGCAGCGTCGCGATCGCGATCAGCAAAACAAAAAACCAGATGAGCAAGCTCAGCGGCGTCGCAAAAGGATTATCCCAGTTCATACCCCACATCCTCCCTGTCAACCGCGCCCCGTCAACACCGCCGTTAAGCACAACCCAGTTAGCACACCCATCGCCGATCCAAGCAAAATCAATACCTCTGCCCCATCTGCCACAATCATGGGGTGCAAGAGGTCGTGAGTTCGAATCTCGCCGGCCCGACCACTGTTGACGATCTGGGCGGGTGTTTGGTGATTGCAATTTGTGCGATTTATGGCCGAATTAGCACAACCTCACCAGCACACATGGGCTCCAAAAGCACAGGCCTGAAAATTCCGAAGGGGATCTATCGTCGTGGCCAGTCGTTCTGGTTGCGGTGGACGCCGGTGCCTGGTGGTGCCCAGGTGCGCCAATCTCTCGGCACCACGGACCTCGTGGAGGCGATCCAGGAGGCGGGGCGTATTCGTCGCACGGATGGCCCTGCGAAGCGCGAGGCGGCCGACGCAAGCGATGCGGAGGTCGATGCGTATGTCGCCGCCGAGATCCGCCGCGGGCTTTCCCACGCGACCATGGAGTCGCGTGGTTATGTGCTGCATGCCTTTGCGAAGGCGATCAGCGCCAGCTCGCCGCGCCTCATCTCCCAGCGGATGATTCAGCAGTGGTATGATGCGACGGCGAAGGTGAATGCCTACACGGCCGAGGCTTATCTGAACCAGGTGAAGTGGTGGATGACGTGGCTGGTGGAAAAAGGAAAGCTGACACGGAATCTGGCGGCCGAGATCCGGACGCCGATTCTGCCTCCGCGCCGGCGGCGGCTGTTCATGCGTCCGGAGCAGGTGCGCAGGCTCCTGGATGCCTGCAGCGATCCGGAGCTGAAGTTCGCCATCTACTGCGGCGCGCACGCGGGTCTGCGCAAAGATGAGGTGATCGAGGCGCGGACCAACTGGTTCGACATGGAGGCCAAGCTCATTCACGTGCAGACGACGGAAACGTTCACGCCCAAGGATCGCGACAACCGGACGATTCCGATGAGCGACGAGCTGCATGCGTATGTGGAGCAGTTCGGGCTCGGCATTCCGTTCATGTTCCGGCCTGCGGAGAGGCACGGGGAGAGCCGCTACCGGACGGATTTCATCCGGTCGTTCAACAGCCTGCTCGATCGCTGCGGCCTGGCTGAGTATACGTTTCACGATCTGCGCCGCACGTTTGCCTCGCTGCTCGTGAGCAAAGGCGTGTCGATCTACAAAGTCGCCAAGTGGCTCGGCGATACGCTGGAGGTGGTCGAGGACACCTACGGGCACCTCATTCCGCAGGACGATCAAATCAACGCGGCGTGGAAATAACCGGGTCGACACGTGTCGACCGGGCGCGATTATGCGCAGAAGGTGAGGGCAAATTGGTGGGCGCGGTTCCAGCGGTTGACGAGGCCTCTCCAGAATTTGGCGCGAGATCCGACGGGCGGGGCGATGCGGCGCTCGTATTGCTCGCGAGCGTCGCGCAGGCGCTGGAGGAACTCGCGGCGGGCGGTGAGAGGGATGGCGCAGAGGGCGGCGCGAGTCTTGGGGCCGACGTGGCCATCGGAGGTGACTCCTAGGGCGATTTGCAGGATCTTGGCCGCGCCACCGGCCCCGCGATTGAAGGCGCAGTCGCGCAAGAAAGCCTCCAAGGCGGTGATGGAGGTCCAGCCTGCGACGAGGTCGGTGTAGCTCAGGAGGTATTCGACGGCGCTTTGTTCGGCGGCGACGTGTTGCCCGAGCTCGATAAGGTCCTTCAGGTGCTCCGCTTGGTGCGGGTGGTAGCGATCATTGATGCCGGCGACTTCGAAGGTGCCACCGCCGTCGCCTTTGGGGAGCTTGTAAACGGCGAGGCGACCTTTGTCATCGCGGCGGGCTTCGACGTTGAGGATGAATTGGCCGATGGAAAGCTGGTAAGGAGGGCGAGTGGGAGCGGGCATGAAATTAGGAACGGAGGAGTGAGCAGAGGCCCCAGATGATGAGCGCGCAGGCCGCAAAGATGAGGCCCATGAGTTCGGGGATGTTGCTGGCGGTGGCCATGCTGCCGCGCTGGTGTCAAAGCTGCGCGGGAATGACGAAGGCGGAATGCAAAACGGCCGCTCCGGTGAGGGAGCGGCCGTGTGAGCGTCGGGATGGTGGGGTGACTTGTCGCGCGGCTCACACCGCACATGGTCCGGGTATGGGGCAGGTGGTTACTTCCCGCTCGCGGTGTCGATGGCAGGCGCGGCAGCGGGCGTGATCAGGATCTGCCCGGCTTGGTGGGCATCGGCGGCGTCTTGCTCGGTGAGGATGCCGCGGCGGACGAGGAGATCGAGGCCGATCTTGCCGATGGCGACGGCGCGCTGGGTATCGGCGGGATTGCTGCAGGCGGGCAAGCTGAGCAGGCAAAGGGCGGCGATGAGGATCTTGGCGCTGCTGTTGGTGCCGAGCCAGATGGCGGAGAGCCAGCCTTTGATGCCACGGCCGTCAGCGAGGGCCTTCAAGAGTCGGCCGAGGATCATGGCGGCCAAGACGATGGCGGAGCCGTAGGAGGCGTATTTGGCGGGCAGGGCCTCGGTGATGACTTGCTGGACAGCGGGATCGCCGCCAGGGACGAGGGTTTGGGCGCTGGCGAAGGAGGTGAGCCAGGCGAGGAGGGCGAAAAAGATGAGGAAGGTTTTCATGGTGATGCGCTTGGAGTGCGATGGCGGAGCGATGTCAAAAATCAGCACACGCTGAAGCGTGAACAACGTGCTTTGATCACTGCGGCTGTTCGCCGCAGTCTGCGGCAGTTTGCGGCTGGATGCGGTAGCTGGCGAGGATTCGGTATTCGCGGCCGTCTTTGACGGGGGCGGGGTTGATTTCGCCGTTGGCGATCATGTCCTGCACTTCGCGGACGCTGACTTGCTCGATGCGGGCGACGTCGGAGGTGGTCAAATACTCGCGATGCGTGCCGATGAGTGCGGCTTTGGCGGGATCGGCGGCGGCTTCGCCGGTGATGACGCTGGTGGATTGTGTGGGCGCGGGGCCGGAGCCGGGTTTGCTGAGGATGAGATTGAGGATGCCAACGACGACTCCGGCGATGATGAGCCAGTTGAGCTTGCTGAGCGTGGCGTCGATTTTTTCGAGGGTGGTCTCGGTCAGGTGCATGCGTGCGGAGAGTCCATCGCGGCTGTCGTCACCGCCATAGACGGTGCGCTCGAGGCGAGCGATGCGGGTTTCGTGTTCTTCGGCGTCATGGCCCATAGTGCATGGGTTAAGTCAAATTCTGTTATTAGGGCTCGATGGCGATTTGCTGGGCGGTGCCGCTGCCGAATTGGATCATGAGGCGGGTTTTGCCGGATCCATTGTCTTCGATCCAAAGACGGGCGCGATCGGCGGCGGGGGCGCTGGGGGCGGTCATTTCGCGGAGCTGGATGGCTCCACCGGTGCTGCTGCCTTCGATGCCGAGGATGCCGACGCCGATGCGGGATAGGATTAAGTCCCCTGTCCCAGTTGCAGCGGTTGTTGAGGACCATTCGAAGGCAATCCCTGATCCGAGTGAAAAACGGTTAAAAGCCATGTTCTGAGCAACAACCCCCCCCTCAACAAATCGGAAGCTGCCACCAGAAATCGAAAATGTTGTATATAGCCCGACTGCGGTGGTGATTGTCGTCGCCGCCGTCGTGCTACCGATCACTAGCGCCGTATCGCCGCTTGCGTTGGTTGCTGATGCTGTGAGGATGTTGGCAAACGCTTCCCCGTTAATGGATTTCTGTAGTTGCCAAATGGCGGTCGGATTAGCTGCGCCTTGGACTGGCAGCACATTCGCCCTGAACTCCGTCTGCTGACTGGCGGCGGTGGCGTTGGTTTTCCACCCTTGGCCTGCCCAAGTGAGGGATGGGCTGACTTGCTGGGATCCAGCTGCTGCGGCCGTTGTGTTGGTCAAGGTCGCGCCTGAAGACGGCGTGGTGCCTAGAGCGGTTAGGTTGACGGTTTGCAGTGCGGTAAAAGTGTTCGCGCCGAGTGTCGCGCCACTGCTCACGGTTTGCCACGTGCCGTCGTCGCGGAGGTATTTGGTGCCGTCGGGCGTGCCGGTGATGGCGAGCTTGGAGATCGCGATGGAGCCGGCGAGCATGGCGTTGGTGACGGTGCCGGTGTCGCCGGTGGTGATGAGGGTGCCACTGACGTTGGGCAAGGTCCAAAGGCGGGAGCCAAAGCCACTGGTGTCGGAGGTGAGTCGGCCGGGGACGCTACCGCCGTCGTTGAAAAAAATTCCCATCACACTCGGGCCTGCGGTAAGTCGCAGCGCAGACGCCGCTTTGAGCTCGCCATTGCTCCCATAAACGGCGATTTTGCCCGCATCGAGGCCGAGCGTGTTCCCGCCGGTGCTGGTGGCGGTGTAGCTGAAAGTGCCGCTGCCGTTGTTGGTGAGCACTCCGGCGGCGTCCGCGAGATTGGCGATGGAGGTGAGGCGGGAGGCGAGCGGCTGGTAGGTGCTGGCGGCGGTGGCGAGGGTGAGGTAGTCGCTGATGGTGGCGCTTTGCGTGGCGAGGGTGCCGAGGCCGAGGGCGCTCCGCGTGGCGGCGGCATCGGCACGGGTGAGCAGCTCACGGCCAAAGCTGGTGGTGGTGAGCGCGGCAATGGCGGTGAGATCGCTGTCGAGCGGCTGGTAGGTGCTGGCAGCGGTGCTGGTGGCGAGCTTGGCATCGAGCGCGGTCTGCAGATCGATCTGGCTGCTGAGGGTGCCAGTGATGCTGCCCCAGGCTCCGCCGGCGATGCTGAGCATGCTGGGGACGCCGCCGGTGAAGCCGATGGCTTGGCCGTTGACGGCGGTGAGGCCGTAGTCGGTGTAGGTGCCGTTGGCGTTGCGTTTGCTGAAGCGCCATTGGTTTTCAGCGACTTGGGCGGTGGAGAGGCACGCTAAAGCGTGAACAACGAACAGGGTGAGGGCGAGGCGTTTCATGAGACTGAAAATTGAAAAATGGAGAATGATCAGAGGGCGGGCGGCTCGCCGGTGGTGAGGGGGAGATGGGTGACGGTGTCGTCGGCGAGGACGAGGCGGAGGCAGCCGCGGAGGATGGTGGCGCTTTTGATGTCGAGGCCGAGGTTCTCGAAGGCTTGCGCGATCTGCGTGCTCGTGAGGGTCTGCGCTTCATCAAAGCGCAGGGCGCGGGCGGTGAGCCAGGCTTCGGCTCCTTCGAGGACGATGGGGCTGCCGCTTTCAGGGAGGGCGAGCGGGCGCTGCATCGCGGCGGTGAGCAGGTTGTCGCTGATGTAGGGCGTGGCGGCCTGGCCGGTGCGCCACCAGTGGAGCTCGATGCTGGTAGGGACTTGCTTGGTGGCGTCGTCTTCGAAGGCGCTGCTGAGCTCGTCGGTGTGGAGGATGAGATCACCTTCGTAGTAACCGGCGGCGCTGCCGGGCGCAGTCCAGCTCGTGACAGCGGCGACGATGGTGCCATCGGCGAGGATGAGACGGAGGGCGATGGAGGCTCCGGAGGGGAGCAGCTCAAGCGTGCCCGCGCGGGCAAACTGGAGACGCATGAGCTCGCGGCTGCGCCATTTGAGCGGGATTTGGCTCGGCTGCGTTTCGGCCGGGGCGAGCGTGTTGGTGACGAGGTCGTAGGTCCAGTCCATCGAGAGCGGCCGCGTGTCAAAAAAAGGCGGAGGGACCGTGATGACCTGAGTGACCGGATTGACGGGCGGCTAGACGATTTGCGCGAGGCGGAAATTGTTGAAGTAGGTGTAGCTAGCGAGGGGCGTGGGGCGCGGGGTCTTGGCCTGGCTGTAGGTGTTTCGTGCGGTGAGCTCGGTGCTGGTGGTGACGCCGGTGGCGTGGTTGTAGGCTCGCCGGGTGTATTTGATGCGGAGCGGGGCGTTCTTCGTCGTGTTGATCGTGATGGCGGCGCTTTCGGTGCTGAAGTCGTTGCCGAAGAGGGTGCTGATGAGGTTGTCCGTGCCGAGCGGATGGCGATCCATGGCGAACCACGCGACGGTGCCCGGTGTGACGGGCGCGAATTCGATCTTGGCATGGACGCGCTCGATCGTGGGCGGCGTGTTGCGCCAGTCGTTGGTGTTGAGATCGGCGGGGCGCATGAATGACGAATGACGAATGCAGAATGACGAATGATCTGGCGTTACCAGGTTTGCCAGACGGGGACGCCGGTGGCGGTGCCGTCGTCGCGGACCTGGGCACCGATGTTGTTGTAGCGGCTGCGGTTCACGAGCGCTCCTGCTTGCCACCGGAAGAGCTCGATGTAGCGCTTGGTGTTGGTGCTGGTCTGCGCGGTGCTGAAGGCCTCAATGGTGAGGTTGCTGCTCGTCGGGCTCTTGATCGTGAATCCGGTGACGTAGTTGTCCGCATTCGTCTGGATGGTGGTATCGACGACCAGGTAAACGATCTGCAGCGCGGAGGCATCGACGGTGAGCTGCGGCGGGGTGGTGGCATTGATGGCGGTGCCGCCGATGAAGGGTGTGGTGAGATTGAAGCTGCCGTTGCTGACGGTGATGTGCGTGGCATCGACGAAGGTGGGCTGGAAATTGCTCCAGATCTCTTCGGTGGCAGCAGCCGCCTCGGGGAGATCGATGTGGACGTTGTTGTCGGTGAGGCGCTGGACGCGGCTGGCGCCCTGGACGCTGAGGTTGACGCCCGCGGCACCCGCCAGCGCTTTGAGCGCGGCGACGACCCACTTGCGCCAACTGTAGAGATCAGAGGGTTCGCGCGGGAGGCGGACTTCTTTTTTGTCGGTGGTGCCGGGCATGAGAGGGAATGATCGTGACTTTGATGACGTGCTTGACCGGAGTGACGGGTTCTCAATCCACCAGGGTCAGTCCGGCTTGTTTGACGGTGATGGCGAGGGCTCCGGTGGGGAGTTCGCGGGGGCGGGGATCAATGACGAGCATGCAGCCGGTGGGCCATTGTTGTTGAATGCGGGGATGGATCTCGCCTTTGAGGAAGGCGGTGAGGACATCGGGCGCGGTGTCTTGAAAGCGCAGCTCGGCGGTGATCTGGCCGGGCTGCACGTGCGTGAGCTCGATGCTGAGGGTGCCGTTGGCGAGGATGGGGGCGCAGAGGTTTTGCCAGGCGGTGAGGTAGTCGTAGCGTTTCATGGGGATCAGGTGAAGAGCATGGGCCAGATGTAGCTGTATTGCTTTTGCTGGAGGGTGAGGCTGATGGCGGAGCTGAGGCTGTCCATGACAGGGGCACCCATGAGGCTCCAGCCGTAGGGGTAATTCCAAATGAAGTTATCGGTGGGGCCGCTGAAGGTGAGCGTGGGGACGCTGGGCGCATCGGGCGGGGTGCTGATGCTGGGGACGCTGCTGGTGGCGGGCGTGTCCGTGGTGACGTAGGTGTCCACGACGGAGATCTGCGGCAGGGAGAAATTCGTGCGGCGCTCATCCACCCAGCCGCCGCTGAGGCCGATGGCGAGCGGGATGCTGCTGGTCATCTGCTGGCCGTTGACGGTGGTGATGCGGTGATACGGGCGCGGGGTGCGCTTGCCGATGTAGGCGAGATCGACGATGTGGAAGCCGCTGCTGCCACCGCGTTTGAGCTGGACACTGTCGAGATACATCTGCGGGAGCTCGGGATGCGCGGAGCCGGGGAGATACTCGACCGGGACCAGGGAGCCTGCGGTGATGTTGGTGGTGAAGTTCACCGCGCTGCCGCCTACGGTGAGGCTGAGCTGCAAGTCATCGGCGTTCGCATTGATGACGTAGTAAACGGTGGCGAGGGCGCTGCTGGATTGCGAGGTGAGGCCTGCGCCGCCGGTGAGATCGACGAGGGCGACTTTGCGCCCGGCGCTGAGGCCGTGCGCGGGGCAGGCGATGACATCGGTGCTGGCGGTGCCGGTGATGGCTTTGGGCATGGCATGCCAGGTGAGACGCTGCTCGGTGAAGGATTCCCACTGCGGGCGGAGCTGGCGGGTCTCGCTTTGGGAGAGGACTTTTTCGGGCTTGTCGGCATCGGTGGTGCCGTCCCATTGGCATTCGGCGTAGTAGATGCCGGGGATGCGCTGGTCACCGGCGATGACGGCGGGGACATCGCAGGTGATGGCGGCCTCGCGGAGGATGAGGCCGGGATAAAGCGGATGCACCTGGCCGGGAGCGAGGTCGTCATCGTAATCGAGGCTGAAAGTGTCCATGTAACGATCCGGCCCGCCCTCGGTGCGGTTGAGGACGGGGCGCGGATCGCTAACCTGGAAGACGCCGCGTTTGCCTTGGATAACGAGGGATTTCATGAAGGAGGAATGAGGACCTTGGTGACGGGATTGACCGGAGTGACGACGAGGCGGGCGCGCTCACGCACCCAACAGGCCTTTCTGAGTAATCTGGATGAGCTGTTGGAAGAGAGCGGTCATGTCCGCTGGCGGTTTGGAGGCGGCTTCTTGTTGGGCGACGGCGGCGTTGCCGGCGGCGCGTTGCTGGAGCTGCGTCCACGCGCTGGGCTGTTTCTGCGCCAACTCCCACGCACTATCAGTCCGCTGATTGCGATGGAATTGGTCGAGGCCGCCGCCGCCAGCGCTGCCCATGAGCTTCGCGCGACCGGCGCGGACGGAGGGATGCAGCCAGCCTGCTTGACGATCACCTTCCGTAAACATGCGGGCAGCACGCGATGAAGTAGACTCAGCTGCCGCGCCCCCTTCCGTTTTTTGCCCACCTTCAGCCGCCTTGGCATCGCGGCGGAGGGTGACCATTTGCCGGGCTGCACTGAGCGCCTGTTGATCGGTGACGCCGGTTTGCTCTTTGATCCGCATGGCCTCTTTGAGGACCTCCACTTCCTCTCCACGCCCGGCGGCGGTCATTTGCAGCAGCATGGCTTCCGCACGAATGTCGTTCTGAGCGGCTTGCTGCTCGGTTTTCTTTTTTTCCTCAGCCTTTTTTTGTTCGCGCTGCTTTTCCTCGGCGGCGGCATACTGTTCTTGCGCCGCGCGGGCTTGCTGCTCGACTCCGGCCGTGACTTCAGCGGACGCGGCGGCCATTTCCTTTTCGAGCCGGAGGGCTTCATCGAGCATGCCGAGGACGGTGGCCATGGTGTCCGGGCGGTTGATCTTTTCGAGCCATTTGGCCCACTCGCGCAGGCCTTCCGTCGATTTGTCGAAGGCGAGGCCGCCCTTGCTGTCCATGCTGTCGAAGAGCGCTCCCTGCTGGCCGCGCAGAGCATTGAAGCGGGCCTCCGGGGACATTTGCGCGAGCTCCTGGGCGGCGAGTTTTTCGCGGAGCTGCTTCACGGTAGCCTCGTCTTTGGCGCGCTGCGCGGTGGCGGCGGCCGTCGCACTCGCGGCGCTGCGGGCCTCAGCATCGGCGGTGAGCTGGGCTTTGGCGGGATCGCTGAAGCCGCTGCTTTGGATGCGGATGATCTCGCGGGCGAGATTGGCCTGGCGCTGCATTTCATCGGCCTCCTTTTCGCGGCCCTGGGCGCGCAGGGCGGTGATTTCAGCCTCCTGCGCGGAGATTTCGAGGGCGCGGGCTTCGAGCTGGACGCGCATTTCGGCGCTCATCATCAGCTGCTGCTGCCCGGCGGTGAAACGTTCATCGCGCGTGGGGCCGGTGCCGAGGGCGGAGAGGATGTCATTGCCCAGCTCGCCGACGCCAGCCTGCGCGGGCAAGGAGGCGCGGGCCTGCGCGGCAAAGGTGGCGAGCTTTTGCATGCCGGCGGTGACCTCCTCCAGCGTGCCGACGGTGGCGATGCCGGTGAGCTCGGTGTGGAGTGCGGCGGCCTCCTGCGTGGCTTTGGCGAGGTTGTCTTTGGCGGTCTGTCCGGCGGTGACGAAAGCGCCGCCGATGGCGATGAGGCCGCCCGCGATCATGCCACCGGACCCAAAGTAGCTGAGGAGCTGCGAGCCCTGCTGCGCGAGGATGGTGCTGGCCTTGGTGCCCATCTGCATCTGGACGGCGATGTCCTGGATCTGCATGGCGGCGCCGCCGATCTGCATGCCACCGCCACCACGACTTTGGGCCCGCGCGGCGGCGGTGGCGGCTTTTTCGGCCTGGAGGAAGAGGGCGGTATTCCCGCTGATGATGCGGCCGGAGGATTGCGCGGCGCTGCTGAAGCGGCCGTAGGCACGGGTGAGGCCGTCCACGCTGCGGGCTCCATCGCGGCTGCCGTTTTCGACTTTGGTTTTCCACTTGTCCGTTTCGGCGTTGGCCAGCGTGAGCTTTTGCTGAAGCTCGGCGATGTCGAGACGGAGGGCGGCTTCGATGGAGGCGGCGGACATGGGGTGGCGTTTGAGGAGCGCCGGGTGTCAAAGCGGACCGCTGCGCGGGAATGACGAAACCAGAATGAGGAAAGACGAATGAAGGCGGACCGGCTGAAGCCGGGACTACAAAACGAAAAACTACGAACTTTTGAGGCCGCGTTTGGCGAGGGCGGCGAGCCAGGCTTCGTAGCGGCGGGTGAGGGCTCCTTCGCGGACTTTCATGGCGAAGGCGATCTGCGCCTGGAATTGCTTGATCTGGCGGGCGTAGCGGACGTCGTTGACCATGGCGATCTCGATGGCCTGCTCAGTGATGCTGACGCGGAGGAAGCCGGGGGCGGCGGCGTGTTTGTCGATGCCGTAGGGGAGCCTCGCGCCGAGCTGGCGTAGCGCATGCCCCCAGCCGCTGGCGAGGAACCAAACGTGCTCCTGCAGGGTGCGCACATGTTCCTGCAGCGCGGCGGGATTGGAGATGTAGAAGAGCGCTTCCTTGCGGCGCTTTTTGCCGAGGAAGCCGCGCGCGGCCTTGCCGCCATCAAAGGGCACGAAGGATTTGCCGAGCACGGATTTGACGATCTGCCCGGCCTGACGATCGCGGCCTTGTTTGTGGTGCGACCAGAAGGCATCGGCGGCGCGTTGGCTCTTGGCTTGAATGTCGCCATACGCGCGGCCGGGCATGCCGTAGAGCTGATGATAATCGCGCACGATGGCGAGCTGTCCGGCCTTTTCAGCGGCCTTGCCTTTGAGCGTGGCACCCGTTTTGCCGCCAGCAGGCGGGGTGACGTTGGCCACCTCGACAAACAAGAGCCGCGCCTGCTGGCGCATGAGCTCGATGCTGCTCTTTTTGGACGTGGCCACGAAGCGCGCGAGCGCCGCGGAGAAGGCGGCGTTGTCGATGGTGATGAGGCCGGTGGACACGCAAGGCGGCGGGAGTCAAAGCAGCCCGCTGCGCGGGAATGACGAAACCAGAATGAGGAATGAGGAATGAGGAATGAATGGCGAACGTGCGCTGCACCGAACGGCGTTCGCTAAGGCTCACTGGTCGGTGAGCTCTTTGTTCGGGGAAGAAACTTCCTGCGGTGTGCGCCCATACCAATCCTCTCGCCGTTTTGTAGCGCGGTTCCACGCTCGCAGGCAGTCAGTGAGGTATTGGGCGAGGATGAAGTCGGGCGTATCGCTGCCGTTCTCCATGCTGCGGCGGTTCAAGAGTTCGCGTAGCTCGGTGATGAAGTCGGGAGCATCCCCCGAACAAGTCGCTTCTGGGCAATCGCTGCCCGCTGTGTTTTCGATGTCGTTGGGCATATTGGTATCTGGTTGGTTCGGTGTGGCACTCTCGGCAGCGATGCCAGAGCTAGGCGTTCTGTAAAACCCGCTCAATCGTTAGCTCCTTGACGATGCGAATGTCTTTCCATGCTTTGCGGTTTTCATTCAGCCAAGCCCTCCATTCGCGTTCTTTGTCCCTTGCCTCGGTTTCCGTGTATCGGACCTCTACGTTGTCCCATCGACCGCTAGTGGCCTGCACGTCCACCATGTAGCGGACACGGGTTACAGAACACGCCGCCGCATCTAACGGGCATTCAGCTTGATCTTTAGCGCGACTTTCGGCCTTGCTGACCAGTTCTTGCAGGACAGCGTTGAATTCTTCAGTGGTTATCATTCGCTTATTCAGTTGCGCCCGTAGATGGGCTTGTTTCGTTCTGCCTTGCGAGTGCGGCACGAAGCCTAGCTCGGAGCTTTGATTCCTTGCTTTCATCACCATACTTTTCTGCGATGCGTTTTCCGCAGGCGATGAGTTTTCGAGCAATCTCGAAGTTATCGTTGTTGTCTCGCCGTGAGATGTGCGGAGATATTGGCACATTCGATTGATCCAATGCCCTACCAATACGGATCATCCATGCGGCTGCGTGCCTGTGATTGCGGAAGATGCTCGGACAAGTGGGCAGAACCATGGCACTGCTGCCAACCTTCGGGGCGGATGTAGTCGTTTCTTGATTCATTGCTTTTGGGCCGCCCCTTCGGTCGGCAGAGTTTGGACGTTCGTCTCACAAATCACACGGGAGGCCTTCGGTCTGGATCTGGCGGATGTAGGTGGCGGCGGCGCGGAGTTCGCGGCCGATTTCGGAGCGGGCGGGATCGGGCCAGATGACGGGCTCGGCATGGAGGAGGGCGGCGGCGTGGATGGCTTCATGGGCTTCGGTGAGGGAGGTGTGCCACTCGCGCTCTTCGCGGGTGGTGCCGGGCAGGGCCCGCGCGAGGAGGGCGTGAAACCACGCCCATTCGCCGGGCAAGGCTAGTTTCCCGCGTTGTCCGCGCCTTTCTGCGGTCGCGGGATGACGATGCGGTCGCGATGCTCGGTGCGGATGTGATGGGCTAGGCGGACGGCTTCGCGCAAGTGCTCATCGGGCAGGCTTTCCTCCGCCCAGGCATCGATGGCGGCCTGCATCTCCGGGAGGCTGCGCAGGCCGAGGATCTCCTCTTTGCTGCGCTGCGCGAGCCAGAGGACGCGCGCGGCGGCGCGCTGGAAGCGGGGCCAGGAGATGAGGGAATCCAGACTGGGAGACTCGGAGACTTGGGGACGCGGAGACTTGGCGAGCTGCTCGCGGAGTTCATTTTCCAGCACGGGGAGGAATTCGAGGGGGTTTTCGACCTGGGCGAGGAAGTCGCCGCCGTCGGTGAGGTGACTGGTGAGGGCGAGGTAGAGCATCTCGCGGCGCGAGGACCAGGGCTGAAGCGGGAGGGAGTTGAAGAGGTGAGGGAGCATGGGAAGGGGAATGATGAATGACGAATGCGGAATGAGTGCTCAGTGCTCAGTGCTCAGTTTGTCTTCGAGGGCTTTGAGGCGCTGCTCGATGCTGCGCTCAGTTTCGGAGGGGCGGCGCGGGCGTTTGACGGCGGCCTGGAAGGATTGCCACTGGGTGGCGATGCGGTCGCCGCCGTCGCTGTAGCCGGCGTCGTAGATGGCGGTGATGACGTTGTCGAGATCGTCGCCGGGATGCACCGGGATGTGCAGGTGCGGGAAATGCGTTTGGCGCAGGAAGGTGGGCGAGGTGGTGCCGTCATCGTGGCGGATCTCGCCCGCTTCGCGGAAGCCGCGATCGTGCAGAAATTCGACGACGCTGGGTTTGTAGCCGCGGCTGATGAGTTCGCGGTGCTCCGCATCTGTCATGCGTTTTTCATCGGCGATGAGTTGGGCGAGGCTGCTCATGAAACTTGGAACTTTGAACTTTGAACTTCCTCACGCTTCAATGCTGCCGGGCGGGGCGTGGAAGTGGCGCTCGATCTGGCGCATGACGTGAGGCTTGGCGTTGAGGGTGACGAGGGCCTGCAGGCCGAGCTGGGCGCGGCTTTGGAGGAGGAGGTTGGCTTTGGCGTGGTGGATCTCTTTTTTGAGCTCGCCACGGGCAAAGAGGGCATCGTAGGCGGTGACGACGGGATGCAGGGGCTGCGAGTCGAAGAGGGCGAGGCGCTTTTCTCCCTGCGGGGCCCAGGCGATGAGCGGGGCGAGGGAATGGGTGACGACTTGCTCGGCGCTGTCGTGGATGGGCAGGCCGCTGCAGGGCAGCTCGTAGGTATGCGCGCCGGTGCTGCCGTGGATGCGGTAAGGTGGAAAGCCGAGCGGGAGGACCGCGGCGGCGAGGCGCAGCTCATCGAGCGTGCGGGTGAGCAGCGGACGACTCATGCAGGCGAGCTTTTCCACCTTCGCCTCATAGGCGACGATGATTTCCGGGGTGTCCGGTCGTGTGCGCCAGAGGACGGGCGTGGCGAGGATACTGCCGCCTTCAGCCTGGACTTTCTGATAGGCATCGTAGGCCATCTGCGCGCGCATGGAGACGGCGAAGACGTGCAGCGGCTGCGCGGGGAGCGTGACGTGCTCATCGAGCGGCAGAGGCCGCAGGAAGCGGGAATCCTGCCACTGGGCGATGAGCTGGCGGGCGTGCAACTGCGGGAAACGCGGGCTGGGGCCGTCAAAGTGAACCTCGACGCGCAACTCCCGCGTGGCGGCGATGACGGTGGCATGCAAGGTGCCGGGAAAGCCGAGCCCCAGGAGGCTGGAGGCGAGGCGGAGATCGGTCAGAATTAAAGGCATGGAAGGCAGTGGTCAGAAGTCAGAAGTCAGAAGTCAGACAAAAGGCATGCGCCGCAGGTCATCGCGGGTTGAGCGGGTGACATGCGGCGCATGGGAGGGAATGGGGTGGGGTGTTGAGGGGACTGTCGGCGGCGGTTAGGCGGCGGCGGCGGTGTGGGCGATGTAGGGGAAGTATTCGAGCTGCGTGGTGAACTTCGCGGCGGTCTCCGGGCTGAGATCGATGGCGGGTTTCACCACCTGCAGGAGCTTGGCGGGATCGCGCGTGAAACCGAGGCGCTCAACGGCGGCCTTGGTGACGGTGCCGTCGTCATCGATGGTGGCGGCGGCGAAGTGGGCGCAGACGGAGAGGTTTTGACCGGCGTAGGCTTTGGCGATGCCGGTGATCTGGCCATTGGCGTCGAGGATGGTTTCACCTTCGATGTCGATGAGCAGGCTGCGCGTGATGGTGCGGGTGCGGACGTATTGATCGAGAGCCTCGGGGCTGAGGTGCGCCTTGGTTTTGCGCACGTCGCTGTCGAGGGAAAATTTGATCGTGTCCGTGAGGAGGCCGGTTTCGGCGAGCTCGTCCACATTCCAGGGACCGACGCTGCCTTGATAGATGGTGGGCTTGTGCATAAGGAATGAGGGAGGAGGAGTAAGAGGCGGAGTCGGAGGCGGAGGCAGAAACTACGAGGAGACGACGACGGGTCCGCGCAGGGGCTTGAAGACTGCCTTGGTGCTGCTGCGGGCGATGAGGAGGACGACGGGGTAATCCCCGGCGGCGAGATCGGCGAGCGGGGCGATGCCACCGGCGGTGCCGCTGAGGACGTAGATGGGCGCGGTCATGACGAGCGTGCCGCCGACGGTGAGGTTGTCGTCACTGAGCACGACAACGAAGGACTGACCGGCAGCAGCTCCACCGGCGGCGAGGCCGAGGGCTCCACCGCTGCCACTGGTGACGGCGCTGGCATCGGCATCGGCGAGCTTCCAGGTGTTCGACGTGGAGTCGAGATACACGATCTGGCCGGCGGTGATGGTGGCACCTGCGACGCCGGTGATGAGATCGGCATTGGGGCCGGGGATGACGTTGGCGGCGGTGACGGTGACGTCGGCGGCGGGCGCAGTGAGCGGCATCACGAGCGCGGCGAGGGAAACGAGGGCGAGGAGTTTCTTCATGGAGGAGTGGAGTTGAGGTGGAGTGTTTGGGTCCGTGATGAGCAGCGGGTGTCAAAGAGGCGGGCACGCTGAAGCGTGAACAACGAACTCAAACGGCCCAGGCGAGGGTTAGCTCGACGGCGAGGGCGAGGGTGCATTCATTGGGGGCCTGGCCTTCGGCGCGTTGGATCTCGGGTTGCTTGAGCGTGCGGTAGGAGATGATCTGCCAGCCTTCGCGGACGGATTGGCTGAGGGCGCCGCAGTAAGCGAAGAAGGCGTCGCGATCGCGGAGGCGGGCCTCCATTTGCTCGATGTAGCCGGAGGCGGTGGCGGCGGTGATGGTGCGGGACTGGCTGGCGGCATCGGTGGGCTTGTTGGCATCGCTGTTGCGCAGCAGGTAGGGCATGAGGCCGACGACGGTGACGGTGCGGCGGGCTCCGTTGCTGTCTTCGCTTTCCATGCCATTGAGGCTGAGGCAGGGCGCGGAGCGGGTGTTGCCGCTGTCCATGCGGAACTTCGGCAGCGTGTCCTCATTCGGGACGCCGGCGGTGATGCTGTCCGCGTGCTGCAGGTAGCCGAGGATGAGATCGGTGGCGAGGATGCTGGGGGTGGAGCGGGGCATGAGAGCAGAGAGCAGAGAGCGGAGAGCAGAGAGCAGAGAGCGGAGAGCGGAGAGCGGAGAGCAGAGAGCGGAGAGCGGAGAGCGGAGAGCGGAGAGCAGAGAGCGGAGAGCGGAGAGCGGAGAGCGGAGAGCGGAGAGCAGAGGGCAGAGAGCAGAGGGCAGAGAGCAGAGGGCAGAGGGCAGAGGTCAGAGGGCAGAGGGCAGAGGTCAGGGAGCGGGCGGGAGGCGGATGGCTTCGATGGCGTGGACGACCTCGCTGGTGCTTTGGGCGGTGGTTTCGAGGACGGTGAACTCGATGGCGGTGGTGGATCCGGCGGGGAGGATGCTGAGCAGGGTATCGCGCGGCGGAGCGGTTTTGAGGATGGACTTGCGGATCTTCACGACGATGCGCTGCGCGAGGCGGAAGCCGCTGCCATCGGCATGCGGCTCGATCTTGATGCCGCCGATGAAAACCTCCGCCTGCGGATAGGAACGGCCGCCGAGTGTGACGCGCATGCCATCGCGCTCATCGCGAGCGGCCTGGGCGCGCTCTTTTTCAGCGAGGATGGAGGCACGTGGGGGAAAGGCAGGCATGCCGGGCGGCGGATGTCAAAGCCAGACCGGGAAACTGGAAGACTGGGAGAGGGGAGCCGGACACGCTGAAGCGTGAACAACAAACGCAAAAACCCGCCGCGCCCCAACCAAGTGCGCGACGGGTTCTTTAGCAGACCAACAGCGGAAGAGGAAGCAACCGCTGAGGGTGAAGGGTTAGCCGATGATGGTGGCAATGTGCTCCGGTTTCATCACTGCGACACCCCAGGCGAGGCTGACGTGGTAGGTGACCATGCGGAAGCCGGGGTAGCAGGCGACCTCAAACGCAAGGCCGGTGCGGTCATCGACGATGGTTTCGCGATCCGTAGCCATGTCACCTTCCGCAGGCAGCGCGGGGAGGCGGGTGCCGAGCAGGATGGCATTGCGAGTGAAGGCGAGGTTTCGCGTGCTCGCGGCCAGAACGGTGATGGCACGAGTGGCGGCGCTTTGAGCCT